GGTGGAGGCACTGGTGGAGGCACTGGTGGAGGCACTGGTGGAGGCACTGGTGGAGGCACTGGTGGAGGCACTGGTGGAGGAACCGGTAAACTTACTTATACTGGTGTTCAATCGGTAACTCCAAAATCAGATAAAACTGTATACAAATTCGGTATACTTTTTGAAATACAAGTAAAAACTGATTCGGGTAATAACAAATACTATATTGTAAAAGACGATGGAACGGTTGATATTGACGGAACAGTATATTCTGTAAATCAAATAGAGGCAAGAAACGGTTCTACACCTATAAAATATGTAAGAAATTTATTGGATGAAATGTTAAAACAACCAACTCATGATCAAGAGTATTATCAAAATTTAAGTAATTTATTAGTTGTTGGTTGGAAACAAAATAGATATTGATGCTATGGAGTAATAAAAAATGACAGACAAAGAAAGAGCAGAAAAAGGTCTTGTAAAAGAATTGAAGTATAGATATGCATTTGCAAGCGGTGATTTTAATTTTCTTGGTGAAAAAGAAAATACAAATTACCTTCGTGCACTTGCACGTTTAGGTCTTCGTATGGCTAAAGGTGAAAATGATAAATACTTTACACCTGAATCTATTGCTCAAATAAAGAAAAAAGAAAAAGATCCAAGATATAATACCACTTTGGTAAATCCAATATACATTTCAGACCTTCAAGCTCCATTGGAAGATTTTGAAATGGAAATCATTGAAGGTGCAGCAAAATATGATGATGACGGTAACTTTATAGGAAATGAACCATCCACCGAAAAGAAAAAAATAACTAGACCTGCTGAACGAAGATTAACACCCGCAGATGTTATACTTGGATTAGAAGGTGCAGGTGGAACTGCAGATACAACAATACCTCCAGAAGGCACAGATAATACTATTAAAAAATTAGAAGTTTCATTTAGTGTATCAGCTGAACCCACGTCTCAAAATACATACGTTCTTGGTGTTTCAATTGTTACAAATCCAGATGGAACATTTAATAAGTCAAAAAGTATAACAGAAGAAGAATTGGGTAAAACTACATTTACTAGTTTTAATTTTGATCCATTTGGATATATTATTGTTGATGGTATAAAATACTCAGCACTTCAAGTAATAAATACTGGTGACTCAAAAACAGCATTACAATTACTTCGTGGATTGGATAAAGATGAATATGATAGAGTTATAGATTCATGGGGATTCTCAGATACCATAGTAGAAACACCAGCAAAAAAAGAAGGTGATGTAGAACGTGAAACACCTGAGGCAGAAGACGGTGAAGAACAATTAGAAAATAGAACAACCGAAGAATTATCAACAACTACTGCAAATTCTTCTATACTTGAAAAAATAAATCTATTTAGAGGTTGGGTTGTAAAAGATGGACAAGTTCAAAAAGATAAAAAGGGTAATCCAAAAACAAATGGCGATAAAACACCACAACTTCGTATAAGTGATTCTGCAGAAGTTACAATAGATTCCAATGGAGCTGTATCAATAAAAGGTGATGTTACAATAAACATTTCAAATAAGAGTGATAAAGTTAAACTAATTGAAAACGGTAAATTTACAGTTCCATTTGGAACAATAGACGGTAATTTTTTATGCCGTAAAGTTGGTTTAACAACATTAACTGGATGTCCAAAGGTTGTAAAAGCAACATTTGATTGTAGTGAAAACTCAATAACATCACTCGCGGGTTCACCCGATGAAGTTGGTATTTTTATTGCAACAGGCAATAAATCATTGGCATCTTTATCCGGTGGTCCTAAAAAAATAATTGGAATTACTACACCACAAAAAAGTCAAAATGAACACATATATGATGTATCAAGTTGTGCATTATCATCATTAGATGGAAATGGAATTACATTATTTGGTCCTGGTGGTTTTAATTGTGCAAATAATAAAATTACAAGTTTAAGTGGATTGGGTGTTGTTTCTACAAACGGTGTAACAAAATTTGATTGTTCAAAAAATTTATTAACTTCTTTGGTTGGTGCACCAAAAACTATAAAAGATACAAAAACTGGTAAACCAGGTAGTTACAACATTAGTGGAAATAAAGATGTAACAACATTTCCACAAACAATAGCCGATATTGAAGTTGGTGAATTTAGGGCATCTGGATTATCACTAACATCACTTTCTTTTGCACCAAAACAAGTTTATGGTAATTTTGATTGTTCTGGTAATACTGGTAAAAAACTTACAAATCAATCAATTGGAAAAGACCGTTTCAAAGTTGGTGGTGGATTTGAAGAAGATGCTGGCAATCGTATAGTAAAAATTGATGGTGACTTTATCACAAGTGAAGGTTCGTGGAAAGATAAAACATACGATATAAATACCGTATTTAAGGCATCTGGTCCCGTAATATCTTCAACTGATTTTGTCCCAACAACTGTTACGGGAGCAGAGCCACAACAAAGAACAGGAAAAATTCTTGGTCCTGTTGTAAAACTTCCAGGAAACCTATGGTATCAAGAATTTACAATGTTTGCAGTTGCATATGCTGGTGTTGCAAATCTAAAACCAACAAAAGCAACTGTTCAAGGAAAAGAGAGAGTTGCTAATTATCAAAAAACTCCAGGTGACGAAAGTGCATATGTTGAATTAGGAACATCTGGATTGGGCGGAACCCAATATACTTTTCCTAAAAAAGATTGGGGTCCAAGGTGGATAAATTTTAGTTATTTTGAAGAATCATCTACTGGATGGGCAAGTGGACAACCTACTGGTGCATTTATAGTTAATGGTAAAAACTATGGTGCAAAAACTGCTAGTAGAAAATACGTGCCAGTTTTATATTGGTTAAAAGGTGACGCACATCCAAAACTTTCAACAAGTAAAGATATTTTTGTTGCAAAAACTACAAATCCACCACACGCACAAAATCCAGCATCACAGGCAAAATTCATAAATGATATAACAATTGCAGTACCTGGTGCTAGACTAGTTGTTAGTAATAATAAAAAATCAGCTTCAGCAGAAGGTGCATTTATTGGTAAAACAAAAGATACATCTGGATCAATTGCTTATTTTGCGGGATTAAAAACAAGTAATGCTTCAGAAAAAATGCTAGAAGAAATGAATGCAAAAGGTAAGAGTATAGAGTGGATGATAACTGCTGATCCTGGCGGATCATATCAATTCCATTCTGACGGAGAAAAACATCCCTCTAATACATCTAGAGGTATTCCTGTTGCATTAAGATGGTAATTAACAATTAACTTAACAGAGAAAAAATATGCCATTAGATGATATAGAACAAGATGAAGCCCCAAGAGACGATAAAACTCGGCAGTCATTAAATACTACAAATAGAACCAATACTAAAAGGGATAATGTAGATAAAGACACTGCTGATAAAATTGGAAATGAAAGACAAGATACTGATGGTGGACATAAACGTGATACTACATCCGGTGGTGCAATTGTTTCCAGTGGAAATAACCAAGTTAAAAAAGATCCGCCACCAGAAGAAAAAACAGATGATGATAATGCAATATCAGGATTTATCCAAAAACTTATTTCAGGTACTTTTGGTGACACATCCGGTGATGCTAAAGATATACCTCCAGATGAACCAAAAAATGATGAATTTATAGATAAAGATACAGGCAGTGGTGAAAAAAACACTGGTAGTGATAGGGATGGTGAATTTGGAAGTGGAGTAAAAGAACCGAAAGAAGAAGAAGAAAAACCAAAAGAAGAAGAAAAACCACCTGCTACGAAATTGAAGGTAAAGGAACTTTCTTGGGAATTAAGACCAAATTCAAAATATGGAGCAATAGTAAAAGTTGAATGGCTTTATCGTAAAACTAGTGGTGGAGATGGTGCAGTGTTCCAAAGTCAAACAAGTGAATTTGATGATAATGGAAATTTTATTATGGAAATTCCAGCATTGTCATTTAAACGCACATACAACATAAAAGAAATTGACATCGGTGGTCTTTCTGATATTCCGGCACAAGGAAGTGCGGTCGATTGGTTAAAAAAACAAGTTATTGATGCCAAATCAGAAAAATTAACGGCATTGTATGTTGGTTGGGGATTTACAGTAGAAACTCCACCAGTAGATGCACCAAAAGATGAAAACCCAGTGACTAATCCACAAGATCCTGAACAAAAATTTGAACCAAAAGAAAAATCAAATGATTCACCTGAATTGGCACCAGTTCAAGTTGAAAATAGTAAGGCATTAACCGAAATAAAACTACGTGAACTTCAAGGAAAAAAAGAGGCAGTTCCTGCTTCAATGCGAGTTCAATCATACATTAAACCTGTGTATGGTCCTGGTAATCCTTCTGTTCCTGGAGGAGTATATGCTGGATCCACATCAACTGGTTATTGGGCATTTAGGTCTAATATAAACGGAACTGCAAATCAAGCTGGTTCTGCTAATGAGTATAAGATAGTAGAAAGTAGTATTACTGGTGCCGTTAAGTTTGGACCAGGTAAAGCAACATGGAACGGTATTGTAAAAAAGGCAATTTTAGGAGTTCAAGTTGATCCTGAAAAAAATCTTAAAATAACAAATTATCCAATAATAATGAATGCTCCAGAAGTTGGTATACCAAATACTGCAATACCTTATGTTTTTGAAAATCAAACAGAACAACATAGAATGGTAACTGGTGGAATTTTTAATAGATCTGGATGGGGAATTGGTCAAATGGATGAATATTCTTCATGGGCAGAACGTTCTCATTGGTGTGGGTATCATGCCAAATTTTGTTGGAATCATAGTGGGTATATCCCAGCAATTACATTGGATAATCCTGCCGGTGCAGGAAATGCAACAGATGTGTATTCAAAACGATTGCCAAAACCAGTAACACCTGATTCAGAAGGCACATACACTAGTTTACCAATGTTTGTTAATCCTGATACTGGTACAATGGAAGTTGATCCAGATTTGTATAACATGGGAAGCCCAATAAAAGGAGCAAAAGATGCAAGAGAACATTGTCATTTATACAAATTTTACAAACAAACATCTTATACTAAAAAAACAATACAAAAAATTCCAGGAACAAAAAAGGTAAATGGTAAATTAGTAGAGGTAATGAATGAAAAAGAACTTAAAGAACAGATAGCAATAACTGTATATGAACAAATGTTACCAAATCCAATTTCTGCATTTTTTATACGTGGGGTTCATTTTACAGATAATCAAATGACAGAAATGGGTAAAAAGTTAATGGATCATTTTTTAAGTCAAAGAGGATGGGAGGCATCAATAATAACAAGAGGTGGTCATGTTGAGGTGTGTCCTTATCTAAATCCAGATGGAACAATGTGGAGACTAGGTGGAAATACAGGAAGTGATGCTATTGCAGGAAATGCCGCAGCAGGTTCTGGCAAAGTATCTGGTGCAGGATGGAGATTTTGTTGTCAACCTGGAAAAATTTGGAGTTTTGCAGGTGATGGTCCAGGTGGTCATATTGCTTTTCACAAACTAATAAATTCCCAATCTTCACCCGAATATCAAAAAGTTGAACCAACTATGAACGGTATATTCCGAAGAACTGAATTAGTTGATAATTATATGAAAGCCGTTGCTAATAAACAAAAAGGAATTTTAGCAACATTAAACAATACATTATATGATCAAATTATAGAACCAGGATAAGGAGTTATTTTAATGGACACGAAGAAATTTTTACAAGAAATACGGTCAATAATAAGAGAAGAAATTGAGTATGCTCTTAAAAAGAAAACAACTCAAAATCAACCAAAAAATGATGATATTTCTACGCTTAAACATGGTCTTTCTATGTATAATGAAACACAAACACCAAAAAAAGTTATTAAACCAAAAACTAAAAAAACTGAATTTGGTTCTATACAGGAACTACTTGCCGAAACAAAACGTAGTATACAAGAAAGTTCTGAAATAGAAGATGGATTTCATTTTACTGCAGATATGGCAGAAGGATTTGGATATGAAAGAACCGGTGCAGCAATACCACAGGGGTTTTCACAAGCTGAAATACCAAAGGAAGTTATGTCTGCACTAACAAGAGATTATTCTTCTCTTATGAAAAAAATTGATGAAAAGAAGGGGGGATTATAATTGGAAAAACGACTTGGTAGAAATAGATGGCAATATTATACAAAACCTGTAAATGAAGGGAATACTATTAGTAGCAACAAATTTGTTGGTGTAATGTTGCCCTTTAATAATCCACGTGGTATATTCAATAAAAGTGTTACTAATAGAGAACAAATATATTCAAACATCAGAAACTTACTATTGACCTCCAAAGGTGAAAGATATATGCTTCCTGATTTTGGAACAAATTTGAGATATATTTTGTTTGAAAATATAACAAGTGAAGATACGTTTGTAGAGACTATTAAAACTGATATTTCCGATGCCTTTAAGGAATGGTTGCCATATCTAACATTGGAAAAATTAACAGTTGATATAAACCCAAATACATCGGACTTGGCAGAAAATGACCATGCTATAAAAATAGACTTTACTGTTAAAGTTAGAGAAACAACCATATATTTACCAATTAGGATATTTATATCTGTTACTGGCGGTATAGAAATTGATGCAATACAACCAAACAATTATAGGTGAGATATAAAATGGCTTTGATAAACAAAGATATTCGTTATGTAAACAGAGATTTTAATTCATTAAAAAAGGCATTGATAGATTTTAGTAAAAACTATTTTCCTGATACATACCAAGATTTTAATGAATCATCACCCGGAATGATGTTTTTGGAAATGTCCGCTTATGTTGGCGATGTTTTATCTTTCTATACAGATGTTACTTTACAAGAATCAATGATATTGTTTGCCAATGAACGTCAAAATATATTAAACATTGCGCAATCATTGGGGTATAATCCTAAAAATAGAATTTCTGCAAATGTTGTATTGGATGTATTTCAAGTTGTGCCTGCAAAATCAGTAAGTGGTAATATAGTTCCTGACTTTGATTATGCATTTGGTATAGAACCAGGAATGAGAGTTTCACCAACAAGTGACGGTGAAATTAGTTTTAGAACAATAGATTATATTGACTTCAAGACAAGTAGTAGTTTTGATCAAACAGAAATAACTCCATACGAAATAGACGATACAACCGGTGAGGTTACATATTGGTTGTTAAAAAAATCAGCAAAGGCAACTTCCGGTGATATAAGAACAGTAACTTTTAATTTTGACGAACCAAAACCATATGATAAAGTTACTATCAATGATTCAAACATTATAGAAATTTTATATGCGGTAGATACCGAAGGTAATACTTGGACATATGTTCCATATCTTGCACAAGATACTGTATTTGAACCCGTATTAAACATTCCAAGAAATGATACAAAGTTAAATAAATATAGATTGGAAACGCCATATTTGTTAAAATTAAAAAAAGTTCCAAGAAGATTTACAGCAAGACAATTTTCAAATGGAACATTTGAGATACAATTTGGTGCAGGTATTTCTGATGTTGATGATGAATTATTGATACCCAATCCAGATTTAGTTGGTGGTTCATTACCAATGACAAATCCAAATTTGTCAATAGATATTGATCCATCAAACTTTCTGTATACAAAAACGTATGGATTGGCACCAAACAATACAACTCTAACTGTTTATTATACAATTGGTAAAGGTAGTTCAGACAATGTTCCAAGTGAGGTTCTAACAAATATATTGAGAAGAACTACGATATTGGATCAAGAGGGATTGGATCCAGTTCTTTACTCACAGGCAATATCAAGTTTGGCAGTAACAAATCCTGAACCAGCAACTGGTGGTAAACTTGAAGAAGATATAAATGAAATACGATATAATGCTGTTGCTTCATTTGCTGCTCAAAACCGAGCAGTAACAAAAGAAGATTACATAATTCGTGCTTATAGTTTACCGCCAAGATACGGTTCAATTGCTAAGGCATACATAACAAAAGATACACAATTGACAAGAGATTCTATATTTAATAGCGATAGAGTTCAAAATGATCTTGCTTTAAACTTTTATGTATCGGGATATGATATAAACGGTAAATTAACAACTGTTAATGATGCTACGAAAGAAAATCTTAAAACATATTTGAATTGGTATAGATTGCTAACCGATGCAATAAACATACGAGATGCTTATATTATTAACATTGGTATTGAGTTTGATATTATTACTTTACCAGATGAAAATTCAAATCAAGTAGTTCTCCGATGTATTGATAGATTGAAACAATACTTTGATGTTAAAAAATGGCAAATAAATCAACCAATTATTATTAGTAACATTTATACCGAATTGGATAGAGTACCAGGTGTTCAAACGGTTGTTAATATAAAATTAAAAAATTTGTATGATAACACATTGGGTTATTCACCCCATGCTTACAATATAGACCAATCTATAAAAGATGGTGTATTGTTTCCGTCATTAGATCCTTCTATTTTTGAAATAAAATATCCAAACAATGATATTGTTGGAAGAGCGAGGTCATTCGGATGATATATTCTATTTTTGCTAACAGAGATGCAACAATTTACGAAAGACAGTATACTATGAATACTGGAATAGATCCATTATTGGAGTTATCACATGAAACTCCTGGATCTGGTTCTTCCATTTACAACAGTAGAATACTGTTAAAATTTGATGTATCGGATATTGAAAGTAGAGTAAATGCTAATAAAATTTCACAAAATGCTAAATATTATTTAGCATTAGTAACTGCTGATATAAGAGAAATTCCACAAGAATATACCGTATATGCATATCCTTTGAGTTCGTCATGGACAAACGGAACCGGTAAATTTGTAAACCTTCCATATACAACCGATGGGGTATCTTGGAGATATAGAACATCTAAAAAAACAGGAACAGAATGGGATATTCCACCTGGTGTACACAGTTATGAGTGGGATGCTATATCACAAACTTGGGTAGATGCTAATATACTATTTGGAACAAATTACCTTTCAGCAAACGTAACATCTTCTTATTTTACACAAGAAGGTGGTGGAACATGGTGGGATTACAATAATTTAGAATGCACACAATCATTTTCTTTTCAATCAACAGACTTATACATAGATGTAACTAAAATAGTTAAAAAATGGATAACTGGTTCTGGTAGATTTGACAATGATGGCATAATTTTGAAATTTAGTAATGAGATGGAAAGTTCTTCGGATAATTTGTTAAACAGTTTGAAATTTTTTGGAACAGATAGTAATACTATTTATGTTCCAAGATTGAATATAGTATGGGATGATTCTGAATTTATCACAGGAAGTTTATCTCCTGTTTCAGAGGATAACTTAAACTTAAATGTTAAATTAAAAAAGTTTTATGCAGAAGATGAAAAGGCAAAAATTAGAATATATGCAAATACACGTTATCCACAAAAAAATTACACAACGACTGCATATCAAACTGTAAATCATTACTTACCATCATCATCTTATTACGAAATTCGTGATGCTCATAGTGATGAAATAATACTTCCATTTGATGAAAATGGAACAAAAATTAGTTGTGATGGAACAAGTAGCTATTTCAATCTTTGGATGGATTCATTTCAACCAGAAAGATTTTATAGAGTAGTTGTTAAGGTTGAAAGAGACGATGGCGATAATGTTCAAATTTTTGACAATAATCATTACTTTAAGGTCACACGATGAACGTACTTGTAAGAGATGGAATTTCAAACAGAATAATAAGTTATCTGGATGAAAGGTCTTCGGAAAATAAAGGAAAAATAGAAATACCAGTTGTTGATCAACGGTTTTTATCAAGTAATTTTGATTTAATAGTTAAAACAGAATTTTCATCGTTAAAAGATGCAGCTGATGCTGAAAAAAATATGTTTAATCAGATACAAACAATACAAACTAGTTTATTAAGGGGTGTCCCACTTGGAAGTTTGAGTTCTGCTGATATTGATAATATACAAAACATTGCAAAAAATGAATTGTTACAAAATCTACAAACTATTGCAGAAAATAATCCAAACTCAATACAAAGTTTGAATAATAAAATAAGTGAATTACAAGATATTGTTGAAAGACAAAACAGCGAATTGGTAGATTGGGCTACAAACGAAGTTAAATGGCAAGAAAGAGTTGACATATGGGCAAATCAATATGAAAACCAATCAATTCGTGCAGATGCTATGGAAAGAATGAATACAGAATTGTCTGCTCAACAAGAACAAATACTTACGGATCTATCAACTAGAATAGAAACAGACAAGTTAAGAACAGAAAATATATTAAATGCAATGTCTGAAAGAACAAGTGAAACATTAAATTCATTATCCAAAGATGTTGATTCATTAAAGAATTTCAAAACAGATTTTGTTGCAGAAAACCAATTCGGTTTAAGTAGAATGTCTGATTTAATAAAGAATGATTATTTTGGAACAGCCGGAACAGCCGGAACAGCCGGAACAGCTGGTTAAACTACTGGATAACAATTAAATAAGTGATAGTTTTATATGCCAAATTTCTTATACAAAAACCTTTCCGATATAATCGCCACTAATAATCCAATTAGAGGCGATAGGTTTAATTATTCTAATCTTAATAGTAGAATCGTTGTTCCTAAATTTTCTACATTAAATAATCCTGAAGATCCTTCCTCACCTGGAACAAATGTAGAACTTCATGTATTTTTGCCAAATGCATCTTATGTAAACACATTATATCTTGCACCATATAGTATTGATCCAAGAATAAATGAACTTGGTGAACCGGTTAGATATGTTGTTTTACCAATACATGATCACATTGCTCAGTTAAATTTAGTTCCAGGTTCTTATAGAATTGTTTACAATTTTTTAAGAAACTTAATTGGTGGAAATGATACTGAAAATAGATTGTTTGTTTCCGATATATCATCTGATAGAAAAGAACTTCGATTGACATTGACAAATCCAACTGATGCTGAATCGGTGAGAAAATTACAAGAGTTTGTAATCGAATACATGAAAGGTTCGAGGTATAAATTACCAATTGTAATAAATTTTGGTGAAAATAATTTAGTTGATGTTGTGAATGTAACGTCTGACGGTGATCCTGCATATTTCTATGTTCGTTTAGCGGAAGCATTACCATTTGATGTTGATTTGTATTATCAATGTTGGCTTGTAAGTCAAATAATGAAGCCATACTTGGATAATGTTCAAGTAGAAAAAGAATTTGAAAAACTGCAATCAAAATTCATTAAGGGTCCAAATTTTGAAGTAGAGTATGATAGATTTATTACAGGAACAACCGAATATAAAAATTGGAATGATTTATTATCAACAAATTTACAAACTTCACAACAAATTTTAAACAAGTATGTAAATGTTTCAGGTTCAAGTGTAGAGTTAAATTTTGATTTTACAGAGTTTCAAAATTTTGTATTTTATTCTTCTGCTGAAGAAAGAACAGAAAACTTCTATTACAAAATACGTTTAATAGAAACTTACAATAATCAATTGTTAAATTTAGACTCATATACCGGTTCTTTCACGGGTTCATTATCAAATGGTGTTTGGGACTATACACAAAATATAACCGGCTCGTATTCTGGATCTTTTGAGATAAATAAAACAAGAGTTAAAATGTTACGAGATAAAGTTGTTTCTGGATTTGACAACTTTGAAAAATGGTTATATTATGAAACTTCTGCAAGTCTACGGTACACATCTGAATTAACTGCATCAATTCAACCATTTCCAAAATATGATGTAACAGGTAGTTCTTACGATTTAATTACCAAACAAGGTAAATTTAATTTGTACGAAACTACAAGTGACCAGGTCCAAAATTGGTATAATAATATACTTGATTTGGCAACAAACTATGATATGATAAATGATTCTGCACTTGTAAAATCATTACCAACCCATGTATATGAAAATACTGATAATGCACAAATACTAACTTTTGTCAATATGATAGCTCAACATTTTGACATATTGTATTTTTATACTGACCACATTCTTAAAAAGAATTTACGAGAAGAACATCCAAAAGATGGGTTATCACCAGATTTAATATATGAAGCAACTAGAAATTTGGGATGGACATTATCAAGCGGAACAAAAACAAAAGACCTTTGGGAATATGCACTTGGATTGAGTGGTAGTGGTGAACCACTTTGGACTGGTAGAACAACCGTTGGTAAAGAGTATTCAAAGAGTGAAGAAGAAAGAACAAAAGAAGTATGGAGAAGGGTATTAAATAATCTTCCATATATCTATAAATCAAAAGGAACTGCAAGAGGAGTTAGGGCATTACTTGCAACTTATGGTATTCCACAAACACTTTTATCTATACGAGAATATGGGGGGCCTGACAATGCAGATTTGGGTATTATCCCAAGAACAGAATGGGAAAAACATACATACTTTTTGAATCTTCTTGGAAGTTTACAACAACCTGCAACATCAAGTTATGTTCGGGTTCCTTGGGAAAGAATAAATAACGAAAATAATAATTGGCAATATCCAGATACAATGACATTTCGTTGGAAAATGAATCCATCGAAATACTATGATTATGCCAATGATAAAATTCAAACAGTATTACAAAAAGAAACAACCGGAAGTAGAATTGATTGGTATGTTACTGTAAATAGAACCGGATCTGCTGAAAAAGGAGACTTAACATTTTATTTAGGTAATGGAACTAATTACAAATCTGCATCTATTAAAGACGAATACCTTTATGATGATATTCCTCTAAACTTAATGATTCGTAGAAGTTCATCATTAGATACATTATCAGTAAATCAAACGTATGATTTCATATTAAAAACATCAAAGTATGGAAAGATTACTGTTGATAGAAGTGCAAGTATAAGTGTAACTGGTTCTACGGAGCCAGATTACAATAGAGGTTGGTCTTCTGATGGTAATTTATTTATTGGTTCTGGATCAAACCCACAGACAAACTTTTTATTATCTGGTTCAATTTTTGAATTAAGATATTGGGCAAAACCGTTAATTACATCTTCATTTGATAATCATGTATTGGCTTCACGTGCTTACAATGGTAATACATCAACTTCTTCATTTTATGATTTACAAGCTCAATGGAAATTTTGGGAACCATTTAATGCAGAATATACATCAAGTATAAAAAGTATGCATCCGGATCAGTTAAAAAGTAATTTTTATAGTTCCTCAAAAACTGCACAATTTAATGGATTATCGCGAGATCAATTTGAATCAATAGTTGAAGTTTACAACATGGAAGTTGCAACTATTGGAAACAATACACCATTTACAGAAAAAGTTAGGATAGATTCTGCTTCATTACAAGGTGCGTTATTAAAAGATGAATCTTCTGTTATTACTGCATTTGATAGATTTTCAATAGACTCGAATAAGTTAATGATTGCATTTTCACCGCAACATATAATAAATGAAGACATATACGAGGCGATAGGAAATACACAATTAGATGATTATTTGGGTGAATACTCAAATACAAAAAAAGATGAATACCCATCATTGAAAAAATTTGCAAGAGAGTATTGGAAAAAATATACAACAAGAAATGACTTTACTGCTTATTTAAGATTAGTTTCACTTTTTGATTTTAGTGTATTTGATCAAATACGTCAAACATTACCATTAAGAGTAAATGATATACTAGGTGTTGTTGTAGAACCAAACATACTTGAACGTTCAAGAGTAAAAATGTCAAGAGATTTTGGTGGATTACCGTCTGAAAAATATGTTAGAGATACAACAGAAATTTCTGCATCTGCAGTTATCACTGGTAATATAAATTCATCAAAAACAACAACCGTTTTTATTGGTTTTGATGAAGATATAAAGAGTGAATTTACAAATGTTGATGGTGAGTTTGATGTTGAAACTGCAATAGAATCCGATACTCAAAATTACGAAGATGATATAGATATAACTACAACATTTATATCGGCTGCGTCTGCAACAACATCAAGTATTTACTCAAGACCAAGAGAAATTATTGGACAAGTTGTTGATAAAGCCGGTTTGATAAATTCAAAAATAGAAGATTTGTCCGGCATAATAAATAACAATTATCTTCTATACTTTAACATTAGAAATACAAGAAAGTTAATTGGCAAAAATAATACAATACTTGATGTATTTGGAAGTTTGGATTTAGGATTTACAAATACATTTTATCGTGATAATTATTTTCATGGTAGTTCAACTGGAAGACCTGCTACATGGTATACTGCATCAAATCATTATGATAAGAGAGATGCTATTTATGATATGATAGGTAATAATAGACATGATAATTTTTATAAATCATATTATTTCTATTATTCGTCATCATTAAATTCAGAAGGTTCAAATTATTCTTCATATCAATATGTAACATCAAGTCAAATGAATATGAACAACTATACCAAATCTATTAGAAGTGCTAGATTTGAAGGTTGTAAATTACCAGGCGGAGATGTTACAAATAAAATATCGTTTCCAATGTATACGCCAAATTATACATATTTGGATATAAATAATGATCCAAGTGCAATAATACAACTAATTTTACCATTTGAAGTTTTACCAGAATGGTTACAACAAATACGAAAACAAAGAAGATAATAAAATAATTTTATATTTTTGAATAATAGTTATATTTATAGTAGTATACAACTAATTTTCTAACAAGGAGTTTTAACATGGGTTACTTAAATAACGCAACCGTTACAGTAGACGCAATTCTTACAAAAAAAGGTAGAGAACTTTTGGCAAAGGGAGCGTCTTCTTTTAACATTACACAATTTGCTTTGGCTGACGATGAAATTGATTATGATTTGTGGAATCAAAGTCATCCACTCGGTGATGATAAAATGGGTATAGTCATTGAAAATCTACCAATAACAGAGGCAGTTCCAGATGAAACACAGTCTATGAAATATAAATTGATTACACTTTCAGAAGGAACAAAATCTATACCATATATTGAAGCAACACCAAGCACACTTGCATTAACAGAAACAGGTGGTGCAAGAAATTTTACTGCAAATTCTAAACCCAACTTAACATTTGAATTGAAACAATGGTCAAGTACAGGTAATGGTCCAATTGTAATTGCAGAAAATCCAGGTGGTTATACATTTACCATTCTAGATACAACATATTTTACAGTATTAAGCACAGTTGGAACTGGTGTTGCTGAACTCCCAATGTCTGGAAAATCAAAAACATGGAATACAACAAGTGATATTGTTCCGAGATTTGATTTTGTCATAGGTATAAATGGTGCATGGTTGCCAAGTACACTTGATGGAAAATCAACAAAATTGATTATTACAAACACAAGATATGGTTCACGTTTTGTTGTGCCAATTTCTTTCAGTAACACTTAATTTATATTATCAACCAATTTAGTTATAGAGGTTAGTCATGTCAAAGTTTGAAGGTTCGGGATTTCCAAATTATTTTACTCAATTCCCACCAATACAACCATCTCCAACAACAACGGGAACTGCAAGAGGTTTGTGGGCAGCTGGAACTGGAAAATTGCTTACATTTTTTACAAGTTCAACACAAACATCTGCTTCACAAGATTATTATTATGAAGTTTGGGGTTCTGCGTCTCTCTCTTGTGATGAAGAACGTATGTTCTCTGTAACATATGGTCATGTTAGTGGATCCGGTTCTATGAATGAGGGTGGTGATGCAAATGATACACCATCGCGTGCTGTCTATTCACAATACAAATTGATATGTTTAGATGGGGATGAACAAGGATTTTATTTATCAGGTTCAACCGATCCCCTCGAAGACTTTTATGTGATAAATGTAAACCGAGATAAGTTTGGTGATAAGATGGATCCAGGTAACTTTGAGATAAATATTGCTCAACTTAATGGTGGATCTCATGCAAATAGTAACCATACTGGAAGTAATGTTTCTGTTAAATCAAATCCAAGTATTATTACTTTAATAGATGATTCAGAAGATACATCAGATATGATAGAAAATTTTTCTCAAACATCTTATGTTAGAAATTTAATTAGTGGTAGTTTACAAGATGGTATTTATTCAAATGCAAATAGACATTATTTTGGAAAAGTTTATCCAAGTCAAGGCATTATTTTAATATCTGCAAATGCATTAAACAAATCGTCTTCATTTAACTCTGTTACTGGTAGTAACAAAGATGGCGATAATTCTTACAAATTGTTTACTGCAATAAGTGGTGCTGCTTCTGTTAGTGGAAACGGATTTACTGCTAGGGCAATTGATGTTAAACATTGTTCATATTATTATTGTAGAATAAATAATTTCTCATCTAATTATTCAAGTAATCCAACATGGACATATACAGATGGAATAGATAAGGGTAAAATTAAAATTAGTAAATTTATAGATAACCCAACAACATATATTACATCTATTGGTCTTTACGGTCCAGATATAAATGGAAATCAAAGTTTACTTGCTATTGCAAAATTGAGTAAACCAATTAAGAAATCATTCACAAGTGAATTGTCAGTTACTATAAAATTGGAGTATTGATTGTTATGGCTACTACACCCTTTGTATTAAAAAGATTTTCTAACGATGCAATAGGAAGAAATCGTAGAGAATTGGTTACAGCTCCATTATGGTCAGGAAATAATGTTGCCCTTTTTACAGCGTTTACTTCTTCTGATCAGTCTGATGGCACAAAGAGATATTTTTATGAAGTATACAACAGTCAATCTAATTTTCCAAATGCAGAAGTTCAGTTTAGTGTAACATATGGTGACTCGAAAGGAAGCGGATCTTCAACTGGCTCATATGGTGCACAAGATTATGATTACCCAACACAGGCAATTTATTCACAATATAGACAAATGTTATTGTCTCCTGGAATAAATGCATTTGAGTTTACAAACGGAACTGTATCTGAAACATCAGAACATATTTATGTTGTTAATGTGAATCGTTCAAGATACAAAGATAGAATAGACACAAGCACATGGCAACTTTCCCTATCAAAATTAACTTCACAAGGAAGTAGTAGTATAGCTACACCATCTGATGTAATAACTCTTATTGATGATTCGGGAACAACAACAACAGAATTGACTGTTCAAGGTGGTAGAGCTTACAATATTGTTAGTGGAACATTGGCAAACGGTAAACACACTGGTTCATTTGCTTCAACTCCTTGGGGACTTTATTATCCAGACCACGGTATTCTTGTATTAAATGGTAAGGCATTAGACGCATCTGCATCTTTTTATACTACAAGAAGTAGAGTTACATCTGCAACTGAAAATTACACAGGAAGTCTTTTTGGTGACAATAGTGCCCGTAGATTGTTTACATCAATAAGTGGTGCGATGGCATACAATACCGCTTCGTATTCGTTTCAAGGTAGAACAAATGAAGTTGTTGCATCTACATATTATTTTGTAAGAGTATATTCCGATGAATACAACTATACTAATAATCCAAGTTTCTTTAATCAAAACAATATATTAAAATATGAAAGTATGATTATGGATCCTAAGGTTTACATTACAAGTGTTGGTTTGTATGATGATTCAAACAATCTTGTTGCGGTTGCAAAATTAAGTAAACCAATACAAAAGTCTTTTGACAGAGAAATTGTTGTTAAAGTAAAACTTGACTATTAAGGAAAATTCAGATGAATCAACCACTTTTGGGTTCATTTCTTGTTCAATCAATAAATCAAGGAATAACCGGAATAAGAGAAAAGGATCTAAATAAAATAATAACAACAATAGATGTAATCAATACAGATATTGCAAGACTTACGGCAATTCTTGAAGATCCACAATTTAGTATGAATGATGAAGTTTTATTGACTGCTGGTAGAACAAGAGACATTTATTCTAATTTTCTTTATTTGTTCAAAATATATGAATCGTATCTAAAAGAAACGAGTGGAAATAAACCGTATGTAAATTGGTTCAATGAAACTAATCAAAATGCTCCATTTAATGGCAGGACTCCATCTGTATATTTGAACTCATTGCAACCTATATGGTATGTTGGTAAAGATACCGATAACGATGGCGTTATTGAAGAAATTATTCCAGAATATACTCCGTCTGGTCAACCGTTAAATTGGAGTAATTCACCAACAACAGATGCTGTTATTTATAGAACAGCAAGAGGATTGGTTCAAGGTGGGCAGGGTTCTCAAGCAGCACTCGTTGGAATTGCTGCTGTTCCAACCACAACTGGTCGTAGAGTAAACGTTGGTAATTGTGATCCAAAATATAGTTTTAGAATAAGACAATCATTTGATCCATTACAACCAACAACAAAATCATTTTTTGGATTT